GATGTAACATCAACAGTAGCTACAGGTACTACAACACCTGTTATTACTTTAAATATTCCAACTGCTTCAGCTACTAATCGTGGTGTACTAAGCTCAGCTGACTGGACTACGTTTAACAGTAAAATTAGTACTTTAAGTGATACACTAGCAACAGTTACAGGGCGTGGAAGTAGTACATCAACTGCTTTAACATTTGGTAGTATAACTGTTACTGGTACAATAACTGGAAATAACAGCGGAACACTATTACTTAATACTGCAAGTTCAGCTACTATAACACCTTCTATTAGTATTACAGCAGGTAGTGTAAGTGGTAGTACTGTAAGTGGTGGTATTATTAATATTACAGCAGGCGATGGTAACGGTGCTAATAATGTTGGTGGTAATATTAATATCACTAGTGGTATTGGTCAAAATGTTGCAAGTGGTTCAATTAATATTACAGCCGCAAACGAAGGTTCTGGTGGTACAGCATCTACTAGCCCCGGGTCTGTTTATATAAAAGGCGGTAATGCTGTTGCTGCTGGTACTTCTGCTGGAAGTGTTCAAATTACTGCCGGCACTAGTGTTGATATGGGAACAGGCACCGTTGTTATTGGATCAAACTCAATAGGAGGTGATGTTGCTTTAGTAACAAATAGCGGTCAAATTGGTGTAAATGGTAGTACAGTTAGTATATCTAGTACAGGTTCTACCGGTACAATCAACAACATGTCTATTGGTGCCACCACAGCTAGCACAGGTAGATTTACCACAGCAACACTAACTAGTACTACTGCTTCTACAACAACTGGTACAGGTGCACTAATAGTTAGTGGTGGTGTAGGCGTTGCTGGAAATGTAAACATAGGTGGCAGTTTAACAGTTAATGGAACAACTACAACTATCAATTCTAATACACTAACAGTTGATGATAAAAATATTGAATTAGGTAGTGTTACTTCTGGTACTATTAGTACAACTGGTACTGTTGGTTCTATTACTGGTACTGGCCCATGGACTGCTACCATCACTAATATGACTACAACTAGTAATCTTATTATTGGTAGTACAATTGCTGCAACAGCAGGTACTGGTACACTATATGGTGGATCTCCTACTTCTGTTGTAGTTGCTTCTATTGTTAGTTCAACAAGTATTACATATACTGTTACTGGTGGTACTATTCCTACAGCAGGTACTGTTACTACAATTACTACAACTGGTGTAACTGATTCTACTGCAAATGGTGGCGGTATTACCCTAAGAGGTACTACTGACAAAACCATTGTTTGGGATAGCACTAACAGTAACTGGACTTCTAGTGAAAATTTAAATATTGCAACTGGTAAAGTATTCAAGATCAATAACGTTTCAATGCTAAGTTCAACAACACTTGGTAGTACAATAGTAAACTCATCATTAACTAAAATAGGTACTACTACTGCTGGTTTTGTCAAATCAGATGTGTCTGGTAATTTAACTATTGATACTGTTGCATATGGTACAGTAACTTCAGTTGCTGCAATAACATTAACTACTACTGGTACTGATGTAACATCAACAGTAGCTACAGGTACTACAACACCTGTTATTACTTTAAACATTCCAACTGCTTCAGCTACTAATCGTGGTGTACTAAGCTCAACTGACTGGACTACATTTAACAATAAAATTAGTACTTTAACTGATACACTAGCAACAGTTACTGCACGTGGAAGTAGTACATCAACTGCATTAACTTTAAGTGGTGGAGCTACTATTCAAACCCTTACCGTGGGTCTTGGAGGTACTGCTGTTGCAACAAATACAGCAGTAGGGGTTAGTGCTTTAGCTTCAAATTTAACTGGAAATAACAATGTTGGTTTGGGCAATCAAGCTGGGCAATTAAATACAACTGGAAATGAAAATGTATATATTGGGTCTGTTGCAGGATATAATGCTATTGGATCAAGTAGTAATGTTGGCGTAGGTACACAAACCTTGAGAAATAGCACTGGAAGTAACAACGTAGGAGTTGGTTACCTTGTTTTGAAAGCAAATACTTCTGGAGCAAACAATACTGCAATGGGCTTTCAAGCCATGAAATCTGGTGTATCGGTAACCGCAGGCGCATTTGCTACTAACACCAGCTATACCATCACCGCAGTAGGAACCACTAATTTTACGTTGATCGGAGCCAGTGCTAATACAGTTGGTATAGTATTTACAGCTGCAGGTCCCGGTACCGGGACAGGTACGGCAACTACTAATAGTACAGGTGACTTAAATGTTGCTGTAGGTACTAATACATTACTTGTTAATACTACTGGCAGTAGTAACGTAGCTATCGGCAGCTATGCACTTTCTTCTAATACCACTGGAGAATTTAATACTGCGGTTGGACGTAATTCATTAGCCCTCGTAAGCACAGGTCGCCTTAATACTGGACTTGGCGAAGGCTCTGGGGAAGCTATTACAACGGGTTCTAATAATGTAATTATTGGTGCATATAACGGTCTTGCGGCACCCATTAGTCAAACTGGTAGTAATTACATCATATTAAGTGATGGTGTTGGCAATGTGCGCCAGACAATTGACCCCAGCGGGAACTTGGGTATTGGGGCTACCCCTAGTGCTTGGGGGAATACCGAGAAAGCAATTGATGTAAATTCATATGCTTCATTTGGTGGGGGCAGTACTTATGCTTATGTAGTCGGTAATGCATATTGGAATGGTACAAATTGGATATATAAAAAAACTGACGCAGTATTGATTTATTATCAAACCGCTGGGCAACACCAATGGTACAATGCTCCCTCTGGTACAGCAGGAACAAGCCTTTCGTTAACACAGGCAATGACACTTGATGTTAATGGACGTTTAGGCATTGGAGTTACAAATCCGTCTAAGCCTCTTCATGTTGTTGGTGCTGCAGGTATGCAAGTATTGGTAAACGGAGGAACTTTGGGCGGTATTTATTCAGATGCTTCCCAAATAACTTTAACAGATAACGCGGGCACAGAAGGTTTTGCGCTTTTTCCAGCAACAAATTCTGCTACAATTGTTACAAATGGCTCGACAAAAGTAACTGTTGATTCGAGTGGTAACGTTGGTATTGGTCAAGCTACACCAACCCAAAAACTTGAAGTAGCTGGTACAGTTTATTCATCATCAGGTGGTTTTAAATTTCCTGATGGAACAACTCAAACATCAGCTGCAGGTTTAACTGCAGGTTTAACTGATACTGTAGCATCTTGGGCAGTTACAAACACTTTTGCAGGTGTACTAAACCCAACAGACATATTCTTTAAACCTGATGGAACCAAAATGTTCCTTTTGGTAGGTGCTACACTTAACCAGTATACACTATCAACAGCTTGGGATATTACTACTGCAGGCTCACTAGTATCAGTTACAAATACTTGGGATACTGCTTCAAACGGTATATTCTTTAGTCCAGATGGTTTAAAATTAATAACTTGCGGTCAAACAGCTGTAGTTAATTCTGGTTTAAGCATTGTGGCATCAGAAGATCGTGCATACTACTTAACTCTTGCTACTGCTTGGGATATCTCATCAGCTATAACGTTAGTTTCTAGTTTAAGATTTGCTATCAGTGATGCTGGATTACCAGCAGCAGAAACTGCCCCACAAGGTATTACTTTTAATGGTACTGGAACAATCATGTATATGATTGGTTCAACTAATGATAGTGTTTATCAGTACACATTAAGTACTGGGTATAACGTAAGTACTGCAACATATTCAAAACAACTTTCTGTTGGATCTATAGAAAGTGGCCCTACTAGCATTAGATTTAATGCTGCAGGAACTAGACTATATTTAATAGGTAATGCTAATGATAATATTGTTGAGTATAGATTAAGTACGGCTTGGGATATAGCAACAGCAGTTGTGTACGATAAACTATATATTGGTGTTTTAGAAGGTTCTTCAAGTGGCATATATTTAGATGAAACTTCTAATAATGCTTACATGGTTGGAACAGGTAATGACTTAGTTACTAGGTTTACTACTAGTTCTGCAGGTATATTACTAGCGCCAGCTTTAGCTACAGGTAGAATAGATTTAGTTGGTGAAACTCGCATAAAAAATGCTAGTTTGTATGTTAATGGTTCAATTAATTCTGATTCAAATCTTGTTGTTGCAGGTAGTGGAACATTTAATAATAACTTAGTTGCAAATAATATTTCGACTAGTTCAACAGGTCTTACACTTGGTGCAAGTGCAAGTGCTGCAATTTTAATAGGTAGTACTACATCAACTGGTGCAATTACTCTTGGGCAATCTACTGCTGCACAGACTCTAAGTCTAGGCAATGGAGCAACTTTAGCAAGTACAACTAAGATTATTAATATTGGCGCTAATGGTCTTAGTACTTCTACTACTCAGATTAACTATGGTAGCGCTGTAACAGGTGCACTAAATACGCACATTTGGAACGCAGGTGCTGCTAACATGAGTCTAACCTCAACAGGCGCATTAGCTTTTGCTACAAGCACTGGCTACGGCACATCTGGACAAGTTTTAACAAGTGCAGGAAATGCTCCACCAACATGGGCAGCTGCAAGTAGTGGCGGTGTAACAACAGGCAAAGCAATTGCCATGGCAATGATTTTCGGAGGATAAAATGGCAAATCCAAATATAATAAATGTAACTTCAATTTATGGTAGTACTTCTTACTTAATTCCAGCAGTAACTACAGCTACAACGTGGACTGCACTAACACCAGCTACCGGCACAGTAAATAAAATTGATAATATAGTTGCAACTAATGTAACAGGTACAGCAGCTACAGTTACAGTGTCTATTAATAGTGCTGCTGCAGGAGCAGGTACGGCATATAGACTAATCTATCAATTACCAGTACCTGTTAACTCTGCAGTAGTTATAGTTGATAAAAGTACCGCCTTTTACTTAGGTGAAGCTCAATCAATTGTAGTAACTGTTGGTACTGCAAGTGCTATTGAATTAACTGCTTCATTTGAGGCTATAACATAATGTCAACAAGATACAAAGGTTCTATAATGTCGGCAACTGCGGCACCGACGTCGACTGTAGCAGCATATGGAATTTGGAAAACTAGTGATCAAATGCAAGCTAAAAAAGCCGGATTATGGCCTGGTTATGCAACAACAGTATCTGCTGATTATTTGGTTGTTGCAGGAGGTGGATCTGGAGGCAGAGAAACCTTTAGCTCCGGATTGGGTGGCGGTGGAGGTGCTGGTGGATTGCTAACAGGAACAGCACTTACATTAAATATTGGCACTACCTATACAGTAACTGTAGGTCCTGGCGGTACAGCTCCTGCTAGTGGTAGTGTTGGAAATCCAGGTACTGCATCCTCAATAGCAGGCACCGGACTTACTACTATTTCAGCAGTTGGTGGTGGTGGCGGCGGTGGTGGAGCATCTGTTGCTACTGTTGGTAATGGTGGTTCGGGAGGTGGAGGTGGCGGTATATCCCAAGCGGGTGGTACAGGAACTGCAGGGCCGCCAATACAAGGATATGATGGCGGTACTGCTACTGGTAATCTAGGTGGCGCAACTGCATCTGGTGGTGGTGGTGGTGCTGGTGGTGCTGGTGGTGCTGGAGCATCAGGCATAGGCGGTGCAGGAGGTATTGGCGTATATTCTACTATAGCACCTGGTGGAACTTATTCTATAGCTTTTAGTGGAACTACACAATATATAACAGCACCTGCAAGTGCTTCAAATGTGATGTCGGGAGATTTTACTGTTGAATGTTGGATTTATCCTACATCAATTCCAGCCAATACAGGAATTATTACTATAACTAATGCTGGTGGTACTGGTGCAGCTGGTACTATGATTGGAATAACAACAACTAATGCTGTACAATTTTTTGTTACTGGTAATGGGGGTATATCTACATCAGCCAATAATGTACTTAATACTAGTCAATGGCAACATATTGCGCTTGTACGTATAGGATCTACAAACACACTTTATCTTAATGGAACATCGGTTGCAACAAATTCAATAACTCCAGCCTGGAATTCAACTCCTACAATTAGTATTGGTAGAATGTATGCCGATAATACTATTGCTAATTTTCCTGGTTCCATCTCTAATGTACGTATTACTAAGGGGATTGGAGTTTATACTGGTACATTTACTCCACCAACTACTGTATTAGCTACTACACAATCATCTGGTACTAATATTGCTGCTATACCTTCAACAAGTTATGTTATTTTATTAACAGCACAGTCTGCTACTATAGTTGATAATAGTACTTCTGCACAAGCTTTAACACTTACTGGAACACCAACAGTCTCATCTATATTAACACCTTCATTAACAACTACAGGTATCTACTATGCGGGTGGTGGTGGGGGTGCTGTTTACAGTGGTTCAATAACAGGTACTGGAGGGTCTGGCCTTGGTGGTACAGGCGGCATTGCTAATGGCGGCGCAGCTGCCACTTCAGGAGCTACAAATACTGGCGGTGGTGGTGGTGGTGGACATAATAGCACTAATCCTACTCCTGGAGCCGGTGGTTCAGGTATTGTTATTCTTAGGGTAAATAGTGCTATAACTGCTGCATCAACCACAGGTACTCCAGTTGTTACTACACCTTCCGGCTATAGAATATATACCTTTACTGGTAGCGGTTCAATAACTTTCTAGGAATAATATGGCACATTTCGCAAAATTAAACAAGTATAACGTCGTAATAGATGTTGTAGTTGTAAATAATGAGGAGTTGCTTGATAATGGCGTTGAATCAGAGGAAAAAGGAATTGTATTTCTTACTTTATGGTCCAACGGCTATTACAAATGGCGACAAACATCTTATAATGGATCATTTCGTAAAACCTATGCAGCTATAGGTTATACGTATGATGAGATTAGAGATGCTTTTATTTCACCAAAACCGTTTCCTAGCTGGGTATTAGACGAAACTACTTGTCAATGGCAGGCACCTTTTCCAGCACCAGATACTGAAAATATGTATCGGTGGGATGAAGAAACACAAACGTACCAACGTATAGGGATAATTTAAAATATAATAAATTTCCCATAAACTCTTAAGTTAATGGACAGTTATCAGTGATAGTTGTCCGTTATTTTTATAAAGAACTTCAAATGAAAAATATTTTAAATGAGCTACATAACTTACAAGATATTGTAGGTTTAATGTTAGATGCTACTGTAAAAGAAGCAAAGATGTATACTCCAACGGAAGGTATGGCTTCAGCAGCTCGACGTGCACTAAAATGGCATGAAGAAGGTAAACCTGGTGGTACTATTGTTGGATTAAATAGAGCTAATCAATTAAAAAACCGTGAAAATCTTAGTGAAAGCACTGTGCTACGTATGCACAGTTTTTTCAGTCGTCATGCAGTAGATAAACAAGCTACTGGATTTTCAAGTGGTGAAGAAGGGTTTCCTAGTAAGGGTAGAGTTGCTTGGGATTTATGGGGCGGGGATGGTGGTGAAAGTTGGTCTCAACAAAAACGTGATCAAATAATGCGCGATAGAAAAGCATAATATGATAACACTAGAACAACTTTACAAAATATTAGTTGGCAATGGTTGTACAGAACAATGGCATCAAGCATTAACACAACTACTACCAGAATATGGGATTGATACTCCACAGCGAGAAGCAGCGTTTTTAGCACAGTGTGCTCACGAATCCGGCGGGTTTCAAGCTATCAAAGAGAACCTAAACTACAAAGCTAGTAGCTTGCAAAAAACATTTCCTAAGTATTTTCCCACACAAGAACTTGCTGACGAATATGCTAAACAACCAGAAAAGATCGCCAACCGCGTGTACGCTAATCGTATGGGCAATGGTGATGAAAGTAGTGGAGATGGATATCGTTACTGTGGGCGTGGATTAATTCAGCTTACTGGTAAAAATAATTACCAAGCTTTTGCAGATTCTATGGAAGGTAATCTAGAGGAAGTTGCAGACTATCTAGCAACTTTTGAAGGTGCTGTACAGAGTGCTTGTTGGTTTTGGGAAACCAATGATCTTAATACACTAGCTGATGCTGGTGATATTAAAGCAATGACTAAACGTATTAATGGTGGCTACATCGGTCTTGAAGATCGTATTGAAAAGTACGAAAAGATCAAGGAAATACTATGTGGCTCCTAGGGTTTATACCACATTGGGCTTATTATATTAGCCTATTTATCGGCGTTGGCGCAAGCTTAATAAATTCCCGTAACTCACATATCATTGGTTTAATACTAATAGCTGGCAGTTGCTGGCAACTAGGTGGTATTAGCAATGAAGCAATCTGGCAGGCTCGTGTAGTCGAGATGCAAGCAAAAGTAGCCATTGCGGAAGCAAAAGCTGTTGATGCTAACCAACAAGTAGTTACTCAAGTAGTAACTAGAACCAAAATAATAAAAGAAAAAACTAAAGCAAATGTTGAATACATTACTAAATATGTCGCACAAGACCTTGATGCTAGCTGTGCTCTTACTAATGCTAGTATCATGCTCAGTAACAGCGCCAGTCAAAATGAAGTTCCCGGAAGCTCCAGAGGAGTTATTACGGGAACCTCCGAAGTTAAAGCAAGTGAGTTCCTTGAAACAGTCACCGAAAATTACGGAAGCTACTACCAATTAGTAGAGCAAGTAAAAGGTTGGCAAACATGGTACTACAAGCAAAAGAAAATCTTTGAGGAGTAGTATATGATTGATCCGTTCACAGCATTTGCCATGGCTCAAGGAGCTGTGAAAGGTATCAAAGCCGCTATAGCTTTAGGTAAAGATATAAACGGTTTAATAGGCGAGTTTAGTAAATTTTATCATCATGCCGATCAAGTACATATTGCTAGTACTGAGATGAAGATTGCTAACATTAAAAAATCAAATGCTCAAATAAGTTCAGATGCGTTGCAGATAGCCATGGCTAGTAAAGCATTACGAGATTATGAAAAAGAGCTAAAAGATATTCTTTTCTGGAGTGGTAACGCTCCAGTATGGGAAGAAATGATGGCAGAACGTACTCGTATGACAAAAGAACGTAATGCTGCAGAAAAATTAGAAGAAACCAAAAAGCAAAAAGACAGAGAAGCTGCTTATAACACTTTTTGGAATATATTAATATTTATTGCAGGCCTAGCACTTTTAGTACCTGTTATAGCATTAACTGTACAATTTGGTACAAAGGGTTAATATGCAATTAGAAAGCAAAGAAGATTGGATGAATAGCAAGTGGCGACCAGCTATGGGCTGGATGTACATGCTAACATGTGTCACAGATTTTATTTTATTTCCTGTACTATGGAGTATTTTACAGGCAACTACAAAAACGCCACTATCTCAATGGCAGCCGTTAACACTACAAGGAGCAGGTTTATTTCATTTAGCTATGGGTGCTGTATTAGGTATTGCCGCATTTGGTCGTACTCAAGAACGCTTAGGTGCACAACAAGTTGCAATTCATGCGCCTAAAGTTGCTGTTAAAGCAGTACCTGTTCAAAAGGATGTTGAACTATGAAAAAATTATTAGCAATACTTTTGTTAGTACCAACGTTGCTATTTGCAAAAGGTGGAGAACTGCAAAAAACTATACAATGTGATAATACTAAAGATATTATTGAGTACCTTACCAAAAGTGAATTTGTTGAAGTACCAATTTGGTTTGGATTAAGTAATGTACATAATTTTTCATTATTAGTTAATGAAAAGACGGGTACATGGACTTTAATAGAATTTAATGAGGAAATAGCCTGTATACTAGGTAATGGAGAAAAGTTTAAATTAGTAACTCAAGGAAAACACATATAGATGAAAAATTTATTATTAAGCCTATGCATTATATTGCCATTAGTGTGTAGCCCAGTGCAAGCAGTGGAAAATCCCAAAACCGTATGTGTAAAGCAGAAATGCAAAAAGATACATAAAAAGTTAATGGGGCATAAAGTACCCGAGAAGACTAAAAAGAAATAATCTCATTTCTTTAATAACTAAGGATATTAATATATGGCAAGAAGCTCAGGAAGCGGTAAAAAATCGCGTAACAATACAGCTGAAGTACGCGAAGAAAAACTACAAGCTAGAAATACTTTTAATTCTAACTATAGTTTTAAAGAGGTACAACCTTTAAATTTTATTCAAGGGGAGTACTTAGATGCGATTAAGCATAATGATATTGTTTTTGGTGTTGGCAGTGCTGGCACCGGCAAGACCTTTATTGCTGCATCATATGCAGCTTCCGAATTATTCCACAAACGAATTGGCAAAATCATACTAACGCGCCCAAATGTAGAAACTGGTCGCGGTTTAGGTTTTTTACCTGGAACTTTAGAAGAGAAGTATGCTCCATATCTCTTGCCTTTTGATTCTATATTTACTAAAGCTTTGGGTCGAGGTTTCTACGAATATGCCCTGAAAAATAAGGATATTGAACCAACTCCATTAGGATTTTTGCGCGGTACAACTTTTGAGAATTGTATTGTTCTCATTGATGAAGCTCAGAATTGCTCAAAAGAAGAAATGAAAATGCTTTTATCAAGGATTGGTAAAAATTGCAAAATGTTATTTTCAGGCGATATAGAGCAATCTGATATACCTAATAGCGGGTTAGAAGATGCGGTTAATCGCTTAGATGGAATCTCGGGTATTGAAGTAATCGAATTTTTAGACGTCGATATTGTACGTTCAAAAATGTGTAAAGAGATTATTATG